GTCGCGGTAGTCGGAGCGAATGGCACGAGACTCCTCCCACAAGGCATTCGCATCTGTCTTTGCAATGTCGCCACTGAACCTGCGGGCGGCCAATAAGTACGCACCAACTGGCGCGACGATGGCGGCTGCAAGGGGTATCCATCCCCAATCCATTTAGGGTTCACCTGCAATCACGCCGCGTCAGTCGTTCCCGATACAGTGTTGCTGTAGTTGTGAGTATGCGGTGCGGGGGAACCTGGCACCGGCAATGAGGCGGCCGTGGCAATACGCTTCTCGGTCCTCCAACCGCGCTTCTTGTCAGCCGACCAATTCTGGTCAATTGGCTTGCCAGCCAGGAAGGCATCTTGTCCGTCTGCGAATTCAGCGAATGCCATTTCATCTGAGCCTGAGTCTCCGGTCACGTCCCGCACCATCTGGAATAGCTGCGCGTACTCAAGCGAGCCTGGGTCCCAGTGGTCATTGCCGGGGATGTCCACATGTCCGTACACGCCAGCGGTAGTGGGCCATAGGCCGGCCTGGCGACGGTAGTAGGAGCTTGTCGCCTCAGGCCCCCTATCCAGTTTGTCGGGCCAACCGGTTGGCCTAGCTAACGCGGTCTTCACGAACCCCCGTTGATGAAGAAAAGCCATCAAGGCGACGAGTGGGCCAAGGGAGTCGGGCTTGGGCAACCAGAGTGCTAGCTGCGAGCGCCCGACAATTTCGATCTGGATGCAGAACTCATTGCCCGTTCCGCTCTTGAGTCCCCAGCCCTGAGCCCATATGGGCCGGTGCTGGCCGACGATTCCCTCGCCCACCTGGAACTGCACCGGGTATTGGAGTGATTCCACGTATCCATCGGTTTCGGTGGTATGTAGGACGAGCTGGGGCTTGACCTCGGCCAATGGATTGTTTGGTCCTTGAGGAAAATGCTTGACCGGGAACTCCTTGCCACCAGGACCGGGGAGTGTCCCGCTAACCCATCCTTCGCTAATGGTTGCGCTCATGCCAGCTTGAACCCGGTTATGAGCGAACCCTTCTTCACGGTCACTGCAGATGCGTTGGATACCTGCTGTGCCCACTGCATCTGGAGATTGCCCGGCGTGGCCCCATTGGTAAAGACACCCTCGATGTTCACGAACCTATCGACGTTAGTGGCCCCCAGGTTGTCCGGCGTGCCAGATACCCTCCATTCGTGCCACGTCAGGGCGTTTGCCGAGTCGGTATAAACCGTGTAGAGCGCCAGAGTCCCCGATGGGAACGTGAACGCTACCTTGATGTCGGCAACAGAGGAGCTCGCGTCATTAATGAGTAACCCGAATCTGGCATACCAAATCTCGTTAGCGGCCACTGCAAAGAATAGGTCATTGTCATCCTGAAGTACGGTGTTTGAGGTAACGCTTTCATCCACGCTCTTGTATTTGATTAGGTGGACCGTGGAGTTCAGGTTGTCCCGGACATGCGTATTCATATTGGCGGCGGTTACTAGCTCGCCTACTGACCATGTGCGGGGATCTGTCCAGGGCATCGCTAACGCCCCAGAATCGTTGTGGAATCAAGAATGCCGAATGCTGCATCCTCGAGGAGCCAGCGAGCTTCAGCGGCGGCGGGGCTCACCCGTAGTGTGATACGCCATTCCCCGCCACCGGGGACATCGTGTGAGATTCCCTCGATGTATGAATCCTGGGAGAGGACACTAGAACCCACTGGGCTCTTGATAATCTTGATGCGGTCACGTAGTTCCCGGGCTAGAACGCTTCCCCATAGCTCATGCTGGAGAGCGTTATCTGCTAGCCCCTCGATTCGTAGCACCGGCTCCTTGTATTTGCCAACGAGCTCCTGAGCTAGGTCGCTGACAGCGTTGTCCGTGCTCAGCTGAATATCGCTCTCTACCAAGGATCGGGTGCCATATTTGGTCTTTGACGTAGTGTCGCTCGCCACTTGTTGGGTGCCGCCTGTCCGAGTTAGGCGAGCATCGTTAACGATGAGTTGGTCATCGAAAACCATTGCGATGTCCCGGTAACTCATCACCCCGGAACCGTCGTCAGTCCAAGTGCGACCGGTGAAGGTTTGGGGTGCCTGGTCTGGCGTGCGGTCCACGAATGTCGCCTTGCCATCGCGACTCATGAAGAATCGGCCACCCTCAGCGTGTTCAATAGACTGGATGTGGTCAAGGGCCGACTGATTGCTCGGTGTCACCGCCGGCACCGTAGACAGTCCGGTGGCGATAGTACGGTCGGCAGCGGGCCAACTCACTAGGTCAAGGACGGCACCAACTCGAGCACCGCTCAGTTGGCTTGATAGCGCAGACGATATCGTCGCCAGGCTCAGCACCTTGAATCCGTCAACGAGACTGAGCGTCACCACTTGGTCTACCCCGCCAGGGAACGTGGCTGGCCAAGCCTCCACGTGGCCTTGGAAGATCGGATACGTAACGGAGTTCCATGTCGCTCTGATCCGAATCCGCCGCATAGGCAGCAGGTTGGGGTAGTAGGGAGACGAGGTATTCATCGGGGTGAAGCGCCCAGAGCGGTTGTCTAGGACGATAGACGCCGTGCCGGCCTCTACCCGTTGGAGTTCCCGTTGTGTACCCCGCTGTGTACTCCAGGAGCGGACATAGCTGGTGATGTCTGCAGCCCACGTCGGAGTAGCCAGCGGGTCATTCAGATCCAGTTCTATGATGAGCGTGGGCAGGGCCATTAGAGCCCCGTAGTAGCGTTACGGGCCTTCAGCTTGAGTAGGCCATCACGAACCTTGCGGACTACTTCCTCACCGGTTACATCTCCGTTGATGATTACGGTGAGGCCACCACCGAAACCCATCTCATTGTTTACGCCGCTAAACACTTCCCCCTTATGGACTAAAGCCATACCGGTGCTAAGCACTTCGCCGCCATGCTGGAGACCCGCACCGGGGGCACCTCGGCCCCTGGGGTTTTCGGTTACTGGACCAATGCCGCTGGTGAGCTTAGCCAGCCACCCTACGGCCGCCTCAATTGCATCCTTGATGTCATTGATCCAGCCGAGGATTCTGTCAATGACCGCCTTGATAGGGCCGAGGATGAACTGCCAGGCATCAACGAAGCGGTCCTTGATCCAGCCGATCACGTTGCCAACGACATCGATAATCCGCCCGAAGACGTTAATGATTGGCTCTATGAACTTGTCTCGGAAGAACGTCACAACAGCGAGGGCTCCCTCGATGATCCTTGCAAGCCATTCAATTAGCTTTGTGATGATGGCGATGAGGACCGGGAGCACCTCCGTAATCACCTTGAACGCTATGTAGAGCTGGATACCAATAACGATGATGAGTGGCTTGAAAAGCTCCCAGAGTTTTTTGAGTAGATCCCACAACGCTGACAGCATCGGGCCGAGATTCGACTGAAGCACGCTAAAGATCTGGGTGGCTGCTTCCACTAAATCCCGGCCCATAGACTTCACTACGGGTCCGATTGCATCCCAGACCTTCTTGAACCACTCGACAAGCCCCTGGACAACGGGCTGCATTGTTGCCCACGCGTCCCCAAGTGCTTGCCCCATGTCCCTGAAAGCAGGGCCGACATGGGTGGCAAGGAAACTAGCGATGGTTGCCAATACGGGCAAGATCAGGTCACCCAGCCTGATAGCCACTACCTCAATCTGGGCGAGCGCCTGGCGAAGCTTAAACCCTGCGGATTCGGCTGTTGTCTTGAAGGCTTCGTCCAGGGAACCGGTAGAGTCCTTTACTCGCTTGAAGATCGCATCAACCTTCTCCGCCTGCTGTGTTGTCAGGCCCAGCATTCCAGTCAGTGCCCGCACGTTTGGAACAATGACCCGCATGTTTTCGAGGAAGTCGGCCTGGGTCGGGCTGAATTTCTTCACCGTATCGGTAAGCAAACGAAGGGTGGCGATTAGGCCGTTCTGTTGCAGGCTGTCCAACAGCGTTTGGGAGCTTAATCCCATGCCCTCAAGTGCTGTTGCGGCGGTGGCGGATGGCGAAACCAATGCCTGAATCAGGCCTCGCATCGCGGTAACACCTTCATTTACGTCAAGGCCCACATTAGAGAGTGAGGCGAGTGATGCTGCTACAGAGTCGAACGTAATCCCAGCCGTTGAGGCAATTGGGAGAATGCGGCCAATAGCCGTCCCGAACTCGTCGGTATCCGCAGAGCCTTCGCGCACGGCAGCCACTAGGATGTCCGTAACATTCGCAGCCTTGATGCCGCTCCCCGCATACGCATTTAGGACGTTCGCTGTGAGCTTGGCCACATCGGCCGTCTCACCCAGACCGGCAGCCGATGCCTTAGCCGACGCCTCTAGGGTCGGCATGATCTGGCTAGTCTTCAATCCAGCGGAAGCTAGAAAGAACAGGGCATCGGCGAGCTCCTTGGGGGCCTGGGCGGTCTTACCGGCTAGGTCGAGGACTTCACCCTTCCATTTCGCCACATCCTCAGCAGACGCATTGGAGACGGCGGAGATTTTGGTAAAGGCATCGCTGTAATCCAGCGACAACTTAGTTGCCGCGACCCCAGCGGCGATTACCGCCGTGCCAATAAACGTCATGGCATGAGCGAAACGCCGTGTATCGGCATTGACGAGGACGGTGAGGGTGGAGATGGTCGGAATGGCTAGTCACCCCCTGTCGGCCAAATGGGCGACTGTGCACCAGGCACATAGAGGCCGATACTTATGGTTGCAAGGTGGTGCAGATTCCGGGCGCAGGCCCGAGAGAGGTGGTGCGGGATGAGATTCCTCAAATGGCTGGGACGAGTGACATTGTGGTTTGTGTTCCTTCCCATCGGGCTCTGGCGCTCGATCCGCCATGGCCAGCGCAAGGCCATCCAGCGTGCTGTAGCGGAGGCCCGCAAGGCTTCGTAATAACGTGCCCCTGATGGCGAGTTTGGCACCACCTTCTCGTCGGAGGGGGCACTTTCCTTAGTCGGCATTCTCGGCCATTCCCATCAACTTCTCGAAGCCCTGAAGAACCGCCTCGGGCCTTCTGTCGATACCCTTGGTGAGTTCCTGGTACCAGGCGGGCATGAAATCGCCGGGCGTTAGCTTGTGCTTGGCCTTGGTCCACAGTCGGGCCATCAGCCATTGGAGTTGAGCCAAGCCAACATCAATGCGCTCGTGGACGAGGATGGGGCCATAGACGCGCTCATAGGCCATCCACTCAGTGAGTTCGGCCGAAGTCATGGCTTCCCCCACCTCACTGGCCGTTAGCCCAAGGGCAAGAGCGACTCGGAAGACTTGGACCCGTTTGGGCTGGGTCCGAAATTTTCCATCGCTTCCTCAAGCTCCTTGGTCGAGAGCCCATTCTGCTTAGCGACGAAGCCGAAGACCCGCATGATGACCGGGAAATCTTCCTTCGCGAGTTCATCCGCATCGTCATCGGTAAAGATTCGCTCTCCGTCTTCGGCAACCAAGCAGTGGAGGATGACCTTGATGGCCATCTCCTTGGGTTCCACCCCATCAGATAAGGCCATCTGGTCTGCTGCTGAGAGCACCCGCACGTAGACTTCCCCGCCCCACTCCGGTACCTCAAGGCGAACTGGCTTGCGTTCCTTCCTCGACGCGAGGATCTGCTCTCGAGTTAGGGTCACGAAGGCGTCACCACCGACAGCCCTGGCGAGACAATTTTGAGCGTACAGTGCATCTCGTATGCGCCGTCGTCCGTCGCCTCTTCCTCGTACTGGGTGACGAAGGCTGGGAACTGAATCGCCCTTGATGCGAAGGCCGGATGCTGGAGCTGGTAGTTACGAGCTGTTGGCACCGTGGCGTCGTAGTCGGTCTTGATTGCCACATGCTGGGCATCGTTGGGGTCATACGCCACCGACAGTGTTACCTCGGTTCCCTCCTGTCTGCCGGGGATGAAGTCAGACCAGGAATCCCCGTGCGCCGATACGTCGATGAGGTTCCTGCTCGAGCCGACGGCTGACAGGCTCATGATTTGACCCACGGTGACATAGGTCGTTCCGGTCGAGTTCCGCTTTAGAAACCCGGTATATCCAGCTACCTTTGTCATGTCACCCCCCCTATGCCGACTCGGAGATCACTGCGATGGTCACCGAAGATGTGACCGAGTGGGTGACCGTGCATTGGCCGCTTGAATTGTTGAACCGCGTCGGATCGAATGGCCCAATCACCCTGTCGCCCGTAGTGGCAGGGACGGTGGTAACGGAATCATGCAAGACGCCCTGGCTACACGTGCTCTGAGCCACCACGGTGCATGTATCTGAGCCAGCGTTGGCGTTCTTGACCTCGATGTACGTCTTCCCGTCGTTCGCAAAAACGTCCGACGCCGCTACGGCAGAGAAGGTCGGCGCTACCCCCGTTAGCGACATCTTCTGCACTGTCAGTGTGGCCATTCATTTCCTCCTTAGTGGATAACGGCCTTGAATACAGATGCCATGGCGGTCACGACTGCAGCGGCCACCGAGTCCGCGGATTCCTCTTCAAAGGGCTGTGCAGCCATGTAGCGGGTACCAAACTCAACGAATCGGGCATAGGGAACAGTGGGGCCCACTGCCGAGGATGCGCCAAACCCGAGAGCACTTGTCTCCACATGAATACTGGCGGCGAGGGCGCCCGTGTCTTTGGGGGCACGCTCAGCCATGTCCCTGGCTATGACTTCTGCACCGGCCTGGGTGGCAGCAGGTGAAGCCAGTGCAAGTTCGGTGTTTACCCTGGCAAGCTTCGCCTTTAGCTGCGGGAGGCCGCGAATGGTTAGGCTCATCCGACCCACACCGCCATGCTGCGAGCAGACAGGACGTGGTCAATCTCGGGAATGCCCGTGGGTCGGCCCATGCCAGCTGCCTGTTGAAATGGCGTCCCGATGGTTAGGGGTCCCCGCACATCCACCGATGCGGAGATGGCCTCAGCCGGCAGGCCCAGGTTGTCGCCTAGAAGGCGATATTGGATGGCGCGGAGTGCTGCTTCACGGAGCTCGAGGTCGGGCTCATCGGCCCCGTACTCGTACTGAATGACGACGTTCCGACTGCCCTCGTCGAAGACCCCGGTATCCCGAACCACCCTGCCCGTGTCGTACAGCGCCCACGTTGTGAGGCCAGTCTGGGTTACTCCGCCGATCTTGCAGGAGAGGATGGTGCGTGGCTCGATACGATCCAGCAGGATGGTGTCGGTGCCGTCCCCATCCAGCTTGTCAATACCAAGGCGAGGGACGAATGCCCGCCCGCAGTAATCCTCGGCCAAATCCTCAAACCATTGGCGCGCTTCCTCAAGCCTGGCATTGGGGAAGTCCGTCATACTGGATAGCGCCTTCATGGCCCGGATATCGTTCAGCGGGGCGTAGAAGGCTCCGACAATCTCTGTGTGTGTGGTGATCTTCTGGACTACCCCAGTGAAGGTGCCGGTCCAGACCAGCGTGAAATATTCGAGGTTTGCCTGGGGGGCTAGGACATAGCGGTAGGTTCCGGTCGTTCCCCCTGGCTTTGTGGTAGCTGCACCGGTGGCAAACACTGTCCCGTCAGCACGGGTGATATCTACGGTGACGGCGGCGTCTGCATCTGTGGCCACCCCGGCCACATAGAAGACGACATCAAGCGTTGCATTGGTATTCCGCAGGACGCGCTGACCTGCCAC